ATAAGCGCAATGCTCAACCAGTTTTTTATCAAGCACAAATCGCTGTGCATCAATCATAGTGCGTTGCAATAGCCTACGATTGCCTTCTGTGTATCTGCCTTTTTTGTAATTGTGTATTCCTCGTTCTGGATGCGCCAATGCCGCCAAAAAAGTATTTGCTAAATTTGGTTCATTATCTTCAATCATTTTGGTCTCCGTGGTTTAAAGAAAGAATAGTATCGGGAGTGAACAAAACATTGCCATCCCTAATACGCCCATTGTAATTTTAAAAGCTGACATCATCATACATACTCCCAATGAGTGCCAGCTTGTCTAAGCCATCGTTGCGCTGTTTCAAAATCAGGTGCGCCAACTTTTAGCGTGACATTGATGGCGGCAAGCCTTTCAGCTTTTTCACGCCGTGCATCTTCATCTGCGATAATCTGTAAACCTTGCAATTTTGCAGCGTAATTTTCAAATGTCCAACCCTCTGTATTCCGAGGTCGTACACCGTGGACTTCCTTGAATGTATCACTGTAGGCTTGCGCCATATCTTCAAGGGTTGCGGCTCTAATATAATCAGTCATTTTTTTCTCCGTGGCTGTGTAGATTATTTTTTATTTTGTATAATCTTTTTGAATGAATAGTTGATGCTGTTGTTGGCTTGAGTCAGCTTTGCGGTATCGCCAGCGTTTGCGGCGTTTACAGCTTTGATAATTGCTGCGGCTGCTTCCAAAGTCCAAAAATCATCGTGCTTGTTAATCATTTCAATCTCCGTGGTTACTTGATAATTTCAATTTGTGTAGGCTTAACAATTTTGGGTTTTTTGTTACGAATAGAAATTACAATTTCGTCATGCTTCCATTTGTTAATATCATTCTTAGGAGTTACTTTGATCACCTTGCCAATGGTGTTTCTAACCCTAACTGTGTTTCCAACTTGAATATTCATTTTAGTCTCCGTGGTTTTCGTTGCTTACCCATTATATATCGCACACCTGTTTACCATTGTCAACACACAAAATGAAATAAATGAAAAAAATCTTGCGATAAAATATTGGCTGGGTTTATGTTGTTTAACCACGAATGACCAAAGGAGCGAACATGAGTTGGGATGCAGTAGGGCTAGCGGCTAAAGCCAAGTGCCAGAACCCGACCGCCAAGTTGGTATTGATTATGATAGCCAACTACGCGGATGAAAACTTTTCCAGTTACCCTTCATACAAGAAGCTATCAGAGCTTTGCGGCTGTGATGAGCGTACCATACAGAGAGCTATTAAAAGCCTTGTGGCGGATGGTATGGTTGAGGTGACGGCTAGGTATAACACTGATGGCAAACAAACTAGCAACACCTACACTCTAAAATTGAGTAGGGGTGACAATATTGCGGGGGTGGGGGTGACAAATATGCCCCCCAATACTATCAGAGTTAAACAATCTAATAATACAAAGAGGGGTGACAAATATGCGCCTGACTTTTTAGAATGGTGGAACGCATACCCTCGCAATGATGGCTCAAAAGCAAAAGCCTATGAAGCATGGATGCGAGTAACGGACAGGGATATAGGGGTTAGGGATTTATTTTTAGCCACCTGTAGCTTTAAGCGCACCACGCATGGTAAAGATAAGAAGTACATTCCCCACGCGACCACATGGCTGAATCAGCGGCGTTGGGAAACTGTATCAGAGGCGCAAGCCATAACCACGAATAGAAACCAACTGGCGGGATAAGCAATGCAAAAATTAATTGATAATAAAATACAGTTACGCAACTGGACGGTTGGTGACCATAAAACTACTTGCCCAGAATGTTCACACATGAGACGCAACAAAGCAGACCAATGCCTTTCAGTTACCATAGAGCCTGATGGGGGTGCAGTTTGGAAGTGCCACCATTGCGAATGGGCTGGGGCTGTTGCTGGGTCTAACTACAAGCCCGATGGGCAGTATGTAAGGCCAGTGGAATACAAGAGGCCAGAGCCGCTTCATAGGCTTAAAGAGGCGGATTCAAAAAGCCAGCCAATGCTTGAATGGTTTAAGCGGCGAGGAATAAGCAAAGAGACTGTAGCGGCGTTTCACATTACTAGGACAAATAATTGGTTCGGCAATGGTGAGGAAGCCTGTTATGCGTTCCCATATTTCAAGAACGGAATTCTAGTTAATATAAAATACAGAACTAAAGATAAGAAGTTCAGGCAAGAGGGTGGGGCAGAAAGAACATTATTTGGCATAGACGCGGTTCGGGCTAACTGGAAGGCAACAGGAAAAAAAGAACTTATATTTGTTGAGGGGGAAATGGATGTTCTTTCTATGTGGGAGGCTGGTTTATACAACGCAGTTACTTTGCCAGATGGCGCACCCAAGACCGCAAAATTTGATGAAAACGATAAGCGGTTCCAAGCGTTGCAGAACTGCGAATGGTTGCATGAAGCAGAGAAGGTGATTGTTGCTGTTGATGCAGATGAAGCAGGGCAAGCGTTGAAGCTGGAATTGATACACCGTTTTGGCAAAGACCGTTGCTGGACGATTGAATACCCAAACCATAATGATGTGCAATGCAAAGATGCGAATGAATGTTTAATGGAGCATGGAGCCGAGGTTCTAAGGGAGATAATAGGATTAGCGGCTCCACACCCCATAGACGGATTATACACTGTCAGGGATTATGAGAAAGAGGTTTTGAATATTTATGACGGCAATGTGCAGAAGGCATTGTCTACAGGGTTCAAATCTTTGGATAATATTTATAAGGTGATGCCATCCACATTTGCTGTTGTTACTGGCGTTCCCAACCACGGCAAATCAAATTTTATAGACCAGCTTGCGGTAAACCTAGCGAGAAATCACGGTTGGAAGTTTGCTGTATTCTCACCAGAGCATAGCACTGCCAACCATATAAGGCGGCTTTCAGAAAAGGTAATAGCCAAGCCATTTGATATTGGTCCAAGCCAGAGGATGAGTAAGAGCGAACTTGTTGATGCCATGATGTTTTTGGATGACAAGTTTCATTTCATTGAAGCAGAGGAATCTGTGCCTAGCATTGATTGGTTGCTTGCCAAGGCTAGGGCTGCGTGTCTAAGGCATGGGGTAAAGGGCATAATCATTGACCCTTACAATGAGATAGACGCAACTAGGGATGGCAACAAAAGAGAAGATGAGCATATTCGAGACTTGATAAGCAGATGCAAGCAGTTTTGTCGGACACATGAGGTTGCGATGTGGATGGTTGCCCACCCAGCAAAGATGCAGAGAACGCAAGAGGGTATAATACCACCGCCTAGCCTGTATGATGTAAGCGGGTCAGCCCATTGGAACAATATGGCAGATGTGGGACTTGTTATTCATAGAGACTTTGAAACTGATGAAACCAGAGTAATTACCCGCAAGATTAGGGAACAAGGTTTATATGGCAATATCGGTGAATGCTTTTTTAAATACAATTTAGCCAAGCACGTTTATGAGGAAACAGAACATCAAACAGTGCAAAACTACTGGACAGACAATGATTAGGTGATATTATGTTCCTGATCGCCAAATATGCTCCCAAGGCATTTGGTTTTCGTGGTTAGAAAGGGGGGTTTGGTCGCCCCCCTTTCGTATTTGCATCTTATAAAGTTTTGATGTAATCTATCCCAAAATGGGGTGATTTATGGAAATCAAAGAAGTGCCAGTTACAGATGTAAAGCCATACACAGGCAACCCAAGAGTCATATCTGAGTCAGCGGTCAACTCAGTTTCAGACAGCATTAAAAGTTTCGGCTGGCAACAGCCCATAGTGGTTGATGGTGATTATGTAATTATTGCGGGTCACACAAGATTCCTTGCGGCAAAAAAGCTGGGGATGAAAACTGTACCAATTAAAATTTCAGATAATTTAACTATTGATCAAATAAAAGCGTTTCGCATTTTAGATAATAAATTAAATGAATTGACAACATGGGATGATGGTTTGTTAGAGGCTGAAATGGCTCTTATTGAGGGCGGTGATTTAGAAGCGTTTAAGCACTTATGGGAAACAACAGAAATCACTCAATCTGCTGGCGACATTGAGTTCCTTAATGATATGATTGACAAGGAAAACTCAGACTCAGTTGATTCTGATGTAATAGGTTCAGTGGGTGATTATGTAACCATGAGCTTTGTCATGTCACCGCAAGATAGAGATTTGGTTTTGAGTGCTTTACGCAATATTCAAAATCAAGAAAAATTAGATAACGTGACGCAAGCATTAATTAAAATAACAAAGGAATTCGTATAATGGAAATAATCTATGAGCCAAAACACACAGAGGGAATTCGCGCACTTGATACAATGTATCCAACTTATGCGATGTATTTTGATAAAGATGTTAAAGAACAGGGCATACCTCATGCCACCACGTTTGGGTATGTGCTAACAGGCTCAGCAAAAATTACCGCGAATGGTCAGGGCTGGTGGGTTCAAGAAGGAAATTATTTTGCATTTCACGGAGCCTATGACATTTCAGATTCATCTGATTTCAAACTCTGGACTGTAACGAAGCTAGGGTATCGGTGTATGCCAGTAATGGGTCAAACGGAATCAAATGGTCGATTGTCATATATTGATGGTTGCTCTGATAGTGTTTTGGTTTCAATGCCAAGGCAAGGTGATCCAGTTCTTAACTATCTGCATTTCCCAACTGGCATTTATCAAACCCAACACACTCACCCTTCAGTAAGGATGGGCGTTGTAATTGGTGGTGAGGGAGAGGCTTTTCAAGAAAAAAGTAATTATAGCGATGGCTGGGTCAAGCCTTTGAAAAAAGGGTGTATTTTTATGCTCACTGAACAGGAGCTTCATTCATTTAGAACCAGCAATAGTCACATGGATATTGTTGCATTCCATCCAGATAGTGATACAGGTCCAACTGATGAAAACCATTCAATGATAAACCGAACTTACATTGACCATGGAAAGTAAAAATGGGTCGTCTCGGCAAAAAGAAAATCATTGATAAAAATGTATATGAACTCGCAATAGAACGTATTCATAGGGCTTATGACAGGTTTGATACTGTTGCGGTTATGTTTAGTGGCGGTAAAGACTCAACGGCCTGTCTTATGCTTACATTGGGGGTTGCCAAGGAACGTGGCATCAAAAAAGTGCCAGTGCATCATTTTGATGAAGAAGCCATCCCATATGACACAGAAGAATATGTCCGAAGGGTAGCCCAAATCCCAGAAGTGGATATGCATTGGTGGTGTTTGCCTGTCAGACACAGAAATGCTTGCTCAGTAAAAGAGCCGTGGTGGTTTCCGTGGGGTCCAGAAGATAAAGAAAAATGGGTTCGCCCCATGCCGCCAGAGGGTATTGCCCATGTTGAGGGTTATCCAACAGACCCAAAAAAACGTCTAACGATACCAGAGATAAACGGATATTTGTTTTCACCTGAGAAAGATGGAAACGTGGGTATTATCATGGGTATCAGGGCAGATGAAAGCCTGACGCGAACAAGGGCTATCTTGAATAGCCGCAAAAGAGAAGATAAGCACATAATCAAATATGATGAGGGGACATCGCAAGGAAACATTTATAAGGTTTATCCTGTCTATGATTGGAACACTAAGGATATATGGACAGCCCCTAGAAAGTTTGGCTGGGATTATAACCACGCTTATGATCGCATGGATAAAGGCGGTATAAAGCCAAATGCACAAAGATGTGCTCCGCCATATGGGGAAGAGCCAATGCGGGGTCTGCATCAATTTAGAGAGCTTTGGCCTGATATTTGGGACAGGATGCAAACAAGGGTGGCTGGCGCGGCAACGGCGGCTAGATATTCAACCACGGTTTTATATTCATATGGCAAAACACCAGCCAAGCCAGATAACATGTCATGGCATCAATTTATAAAGTTCTGGGTGGATAAACATCCAGAGCCGTATAAAACGCAAGTCGCTGAACGCATAAAAGGATTTATTCAAAATCATTATGGAAAAACAAAAGAGCCATTATTAGATAAAATTGCTCATCCGCGAACAGGGGTGTCATGGGATTTTCTTCTTAAGATTGCGGTAAGAGGAGACTTCAAGGGAAGAAAACAGCCTACAATACAGGGCGGCACAGATGAGGCCATAAAACAAAAAAGGAAATATGATGAAGCAAGGTTCAGAAGCGCAACCCATAAGTAGTGTGCAATGGGTCAATAGAGATACGCTACACGCAAACTCCTACAATCCAAACAAAGTCGCACCAGTAGAGCTTGAGCTTCTAGTTCAATCTATCTTGACTTGCGGGTGGACACAGCCTGTTGTTGTCAGATCAAATAATGAAATTGTGGACGGCTATCATAGGTGGTTGGTATCTGGTGATGATAGAATTGCTGAGAGAACTGGTGGTATGGTTCCTGTCGTTATGTTGCCTGATGATATGGGAATGGCGGAACAGGTGTCAGCTACTATCACGCACAACAGGGCAAGGGGCAATCACTTTGTAATGTCAATGGCGGAGATAGTTCGAAGCCTTAAAGATGAACAGGGCGTTGATGATGAATGGATAGCAACACACCTTGGTATGGAACAGGACGAGATTGAAAGGCTTTATGACAATGCGGGATCACCCGATACTAAAGGCGACCCCGATGATGAATTTGAAGATGGGTGGGTTCCAGATTTTACTAGAATGGAAGGCGGTTAAGTTTTCCAGCGTTTAGGTATATGACCATCATTTGAATCATAATCTTTTGTAAAGGCTAAAGCTGCATCAATGTATGTTTCATCTAACCCAAAATCATCATATCCTTGGCGTATAGCATTCAAGTATCCGATTGGTGGCATGGCAAGCCCATGACCATTCATCACATAGGCCATATAAACATCACCTGTCTTTGTGTTATCAAAATATTCTTTCCGATAGAGATTGGGGAATCCCTCATATCTATCTAAAGCCTTTTCACAAGACTCAGTTATTTCCCATAACACTACAGGAACTTTCCATCCCTTTGCAGGGATGATGTCAGCAACGCCACGGAACACAAGTCTGTAATCTGGTAGTAACATACTCACTATCGGTTTGGCATCAGGGCAACGCATGGACATTTGAGTTTTATTTAGGTTGCTCCCATAGGCCACATAAAAAGGTTGTTTGGTTATCATTAGTTCTTACTCCATTTTGTCAACATACCTTCATCAAGCATAGATGCTATAAATGTTTCTGGTGTGTCAGGGTCTAATTTGCTGCTATTGTAAATCATTGTCCACTTTGTAACGAGGTTCATAAATTCGAATATATCATTAGTGCCAACAATCGTGTCATTTCGTAATTGTTCAACAAGGCTTCTTTCGTCCTTTGCGCTAAACAATTTCCCATCATATGTTTGGAACACATACATCTTATGCCCTCCTTGCATCTATCTTGCGCTGTAATTCTTTAGCGCGAGCTTTGTAGAAAGTGCGGGTGGCAGATGACATTCCACCAACCCGCACCGCCGCACCAAGAAGGGTGTCGAGAACCTTCTTGGCATCCACGGAATTCATTGGATCCAAGTAACCGCTCCAACCTTTGATCGCTTTGCCATTATCGGCATCAGCTATCAATGATCCTGTCAACTCTATCCAAGCAATCACCTTCTGCTCATTGAATGAACCGCTATGGTGACGTATCTCTACAGTTCCTGTTCTGTGATACTTAGCAAGGTTCAGCTTGTTATAGCGACCACCGCCTTGTATCAGATTGCGAAGTTGGGTCACTGTACGACAGCCGTCTATCTTGGTGAACATGGTTTGCACAGTCTGAGCTAGACTATTGCTGACATGACCCATGACCACGTTTGAGTAAATTGATTTTGTATAGTAAGCGTTATCACTGCGTCGGCTAAGTGGCTGAAGCAAGTCTATGCCTTTCTCAAATTTTGCCCAACGCTTGTAAAAGTTGCGGAAATTCTTGATCCGCCAATCACGAACACCCCAATGGATATGGAAGCCGCATGACTCATTTGCGTCACCGCCATTATCACGAACAACGCTTAAGACTTTTTTGACTTGCTCTAATCCATCCGTGCCTTGCAAAACTGGTGACACAACCTCAAACCCATAACGCCCACTAATTGAGCCATCTGGCTTTACTTGCCAAACGCTGTAGTCCGAACCTGAGTAAGAAGCCAATCTAGCATTGATACCTACATGACGTAACTTGCTAACAAGGGTATCCATAGGAATGCCATAACCCTCAAACTCAACTCCGTAAGTGCGATTTGTATTCATGGTCATTTTGATCTCCGTGGTAAAAACTAGGGCAATGCCCTCTCGACACAATTATAATCACATATCTGTTTACTACTGTCAACAGCAATAACAAAGAAAAGTGAAAAAAGTTTTCAATAAAAACAGTGACTTGTAATTTTTTTATTTTATTCTCATGCAATTAAATTTTTTTGTGTTTTTTATTAGCCTAGTTCTGGATGAGGAAGAGCCATATTCTTTTGCCATTGCTTGTCTAAACATCGCCCTTCCGTCCTCATTATTAGCAGTAAGATAATCCCCGATATTCATTTTTTTCACTAGGCTTGCCATTGTTTTTGGTGGCTTGGGAAATAAAAATTTCTTACCCACAGGGGGAAGTGCTTTTTTAATTATCTTGTTTATTGATTCAATCGTTTCAAATTGAATCTTGCAAATGTTGCATTTCCTAAGTCGATAGCATTTTGATGTGGCTTCTTCAAAAAAAACGCTAGATGTTGTATTAACGGTTTTGCAGTTTGGGCAAGGGAACATCTTATCACTTTCAACTAAGGGTTATCTCTGATACAGTTAATTTGCCCCAATATGGGGGAAGCATTAATTTACGATGCTTTTTTTTGAAACACAAATGAGAAAATTTGATAACGGTCAATGTCAAAAAAATTCACAGAAGCATTAAAAAAAATAATCAAGTCAGAGTTTATTGAGGGCTTTATAGATGATAATGGGGTTAGGGTTTACTCATCTGTTGAGGCGTTAGCCAAGCGGCACGATGTAAGCAGGGCAACGATTTACAGATATTCAAATCCACAAAAAGAAGATTGGCAGAAATTAAAAAATAATTTCCAGACACAGGTAGATAAAGAGATTGAACAAAATCGTTTGCGTGATTTAGCTGAGAACGCCAAGACGCTAGATAAAAACTCACTTAATATCGCGCAAGCCTTGCTGCAAAGGGTAGGCAGAAAAATTGCCAAGTCCATTGAAGATGAAAGGGAGAACCCTCAATATGGCGGAATTACCGCTAGTGAATTAAGAGAATTATCACAGGTGGCGGCTAACGCACAAAAGATAGGGAAGTTAGCTTTAGGCGAGGCGCAAGAAATATCAAAGGTATCAGCGGATGTTGGAGAGCCAGATTCATACAGGAACCTCATCAGACACTTGGAAGGACTTGCCAACGAAAAGGCATCACTTGGCAAGCACACTATTCAGTGATTGGAGTGATCAGGCTAGATATGAACAACTCCCATTAGAGGGAGATTGGAATATTTGGTTAATATTGGCTGGACGCGGGTGGGGAAAAACTAGAACAGGCGCAATGGATGCGGTGTTATTTGCATTGAATAATCCGCAAGTACAGGTGGCGGTAGTCACGCCCACATTTGGCGATTTACGCAGAGTCGCGTTTGGTGGAATATCTGGTATTTTGCCAAACATCCCCAAAGAACTTTTGTTGGAAGGCAGGGGGCAGGGCTACAATGCCGCCAATCAAGAAATAAGATTGTACAACGGCTCCAAAATAATGGGGTTTAGTGCCACAGAGCCAGATCGTTTGCGTGGTCCACAGTTTCATAGAGCGTGGTGCGATGAGTTGGCGGCATGGTTTTATCCAGAGACATTTGACCAGTTGATGTTTGGTTTAAGGTTAGGAGATAATCCTAGATGTGTAATAACAACCACACCCAAGCCAACCCCTTTAATCAAAAAATTATTAAAACGTGATAAAATTCTTATTACTAGGGGAAGCACGTTTGACAACGCAGATAACTTGGCTCCTTCAGCCCTTGAGCAATTAAAAGAAAAATACGGTGACACAAGGCTAGGGCGTCAAGAACTGTATGCTGAAATTCTTGATGATACAGAAGGGGCATTGTGGAACTATGGGATGATAGATGAAACAAGAGTTTCTAGAGATGCAGTGCCAGAATTAAACAGAATCATTGTCGCAATAGACCCTGCCGTGACAAATAATGAAGGATCAGATGAGACAGGGATTATCGTTGCTGGGCAAGGGAATAACGGTAGGTACTATGTTATTGATGATGTTTCTGGTAAGATGACACCAGATGGGTGGGGTAGATTAGCCGTTGATATGTACTACAAGTATCAGGCTGACCGTATTGTTGCAGAAGTGAATAATGGTGGCGATTTGGTGGAACGTCTGATAAGAACAATAGACAATGAAGTATCATATACACCAGTAAATGCTTCTAGGGGTAAATTGGTAAGGGCAGAACCTATTGCCGCATTGTATGAACAAAAGAAGGTTTCTCATGTCGGTATGTTTTCAGAGCTAGAAGAACAGCTTTGCTCATTTACGGTAGGCAGTAGGAAATCACCTGATAGACTTGATGCTCTAGTCTGGGCGTTGACAGAACTGAGCCAATCCAGTGGGACGGCTACTTGGAGAATCACATAATGGTTGGCATCAGAGATTTTTTTAGTTTCCTACAGACCAAAGCAATAGAGACAAAAGAAGCACCACAGGTCTACTTAAACACAACAAACACCACTCACTACAGGCGTGATAATTATGAGGCTTACGCAGATGAGGGCTATAGGCAGAACGCCATTGTGTATCGTTGTGTAAATGAGATTGCAAACGGTGCGGCTTGTATTCCCTTCAAAGCGTTTCAAGGTGATATGGAGCTAGACCAGCATCCTATACTAAGTCTTTTGAACCGCCCCAACCCTATGCAAGCAGGGGTTGAATATTTCCAAGCCGTATATTCATACTTGCTGTTATCTGGAAACAACTACGCTATTCGCTCTGAGGTCGCGGGTGAGGTTAGAGAGCTTTATCTTTTAAGGCCAGACCGCATAAGAGTTAAGCCTAGCAAGACCACAACACCAGCGGGATATGATTATATAATCAATGGCAAGGTTGTCAAAACATATGATGCCAACCCGCTTACAGGTGAATCAGAAGTAAAGCATATGAAGCTGTACAACCCATTAGATGATTACTATGGGTTATCTCCACTTATGGCGGCGGCAGTAGACATTGACAATCACAACGCTATCAACAAGCACAACATCAGTTTGCTCAACAACGGCGCAAGACCCAGCGGTGCTATAGTGTTTAAGCCAACAAGTGATAGAGGCTTGCCTATGCAACTGAGTGATGGGCAACGTCAACAATTACAGGATGATTTAGATGTTAAGTTTAAGGGTCCAGCTAATGCGGGTCGTCCACTCTTATTGGAGGGGGATTTTGATTGGCGTGAAATGGGTCTTAGCCCTAAAGACATGGATTTTCTCCAACAGCGAAACATGGCGGCGAAGGATATCGCTTTGTGTTTTGGGGTTCCGTCTCAACTTATTGGTATTCCTGACTCACAGACGTATGCAAATGTCCAAGAAGCTAGGCTGGCTCTTTACGAAGAAACGATAATGCCGTTAGCAAGGCGAGTGCAATCTGATTTAAATGAATGGCTTGCACCGATTTATGGTGATGACATCTATATTGAATATGATTTTGAAGCAGTGCCAGCAATGGTGGAACGCCGTAGAAGGGTTTATGAAAACGTAACACAAGCAGTCCGTGAGGGTATCATCTCTCGTAATGAAGCTAGAGAGCGTTTAGGGCTTGAGCCAATTACAGGAGGTGATGATGTCTATATCGCGGCTAATCTCTTTCCACTTGGAACCACAGAAACCGCACCAGCCGAAGGACAGGAGGCCGAACAAGATGGTAAAGATGCTTATGGAATGGATGCAGAGGTTAAACAGGAAGTTGAAAAAGACGTATTTACAACTGAAGGTGAGGCTGAAGATAGGGCAGAGCAAATAGGTTGCATAGGCACACACTCGCATGAAACAGCTAATGGCACAGTCTTTATGCCTTGTGAATCCCATGATGATTATGACCGTTTAACCAGTGAGGTTCTTGATGATGATGCAAAGGCAGAGAGCGATGTTGACACAACGCCTACTGACGCAATGGCGAAAGAGGCTGAACGCGGCCTTGCCATGCGGAAAGAATTTAACAGAGGCGGAACAGAAGTTGGTGTCGCAAGAGCAGTCCAACTTGTATCCAAAGAAAGACTTTCCCCCCGCACAGTAAGGCGGATGCACAGTTTCTTTAGCCGCCATGAAGTAGACAAAAGAGCCGAAGGCTTCCGTCAAGGTGAAGAAGGGTATCCAAGTGCAGGGAAAATTGCGTGGCTATTGTGGGGTGGTGATGCTGGTCAAACATGGGCAAGACGCAAAGCAGCGGCGTTAGATAAAGAGCGTGAAGGCAAGGACGAGGCCATTGGCTATATGCAGATGGAAGCCCCAACAGACCACGACAGCCTAGACCAAAAAGCCAAAATAAGTGAGGCTGTCAAAAAAGGTCTGGCTGAAAAGGTAAAAGAGCATAATGACAAGCATGGCGACAAGAAGGGAAAGCGTGTAACCCAGCGGATGCTTGAGGCCGTGTTCCGTAGAGGTGTGGGGGCATACAGAACAAACCCGCAATCAGTGAGGCCGAACGTTCGTGGTCCAGACCAATGGGCATATGCAAGGGTCAATGTGTTCTTGGCGGCTGTTAGAACAGGCAGATTCAAAAGCGGCAAGTTTGATTTAGATTTACTGCCAATAGACCACCCTCTCAGTAGCAAGAAATGAAATTAGCACACAAGGCACCACGCAATCGCATATCTATACGCAGGGAATATATAGAGCAAAACCGATTGCGTATTGGGTTTGAGCGTAAGCTGCGTCTGCAGATGCAAACCTTGTTTGCTGAAACAGGGCAGAAGGCTCAACAGGATTACAAAGAAGCGGGTAGGCTGGTAAATACACAGAGGATTTTCTCCACCAACCTTAAATCTATTTTAGATAACCACTACAGGGCTGTCATAGATGAGTTCGGTCTGCGAATACTCAGGTATCAAAAACAAGATAGCCAGTTTGAAATCATCATTCGCGAGTTCATCAAACTGTATGGGGCAACTAGGGTCACGCAGATAAGCGGCACAACCCTTGCTCAAATACAGCGAATTATCAAGGCGGGTGAATTAGAGGGCTTGGGTGTATCAGTTATTGCAACCAACATCTTTGAGTCAATGCGTGGGTCATTTAGCAAGTTTAGGTCAGCTACTATAGCAAGAACAGAAACCCACACCGCCGCCAGCTATGCCAATCACGCAATTAATGAAAGCCTTAAAATACCTAATCAAATGAAAAGGTGGGTCGCGGTAGCTGACGAACGGTCAAGACCGTGGCATCAGGCCATGAACGGCAAAGAGGTTCCACTAGATGAGGATTTTGTGGTCAGGGGTATGCCAATGTCTTACACAGGTGACCCAAGAGGTGGAGCCGCCAATGTTATCAACTGTCGTTGTGTGACGGTGTATTTTACGCCAGAAGATGAAATAGAAGATTAATGCCTTGCGTGGTCTTGGTCAGAATATTTGCTAGGTGTCTCTGACCCTTTGTCTCCGAACACCACAGTATCATTGACCCAATCAATATCACCGTGACTTCTCCAATCATGCCAACGGTGTGTGAAGTCAGGAACCCCCCAAACCAGTGTGGCTTGCAGGGTCTGTTTATCAGTTACCCCTATGAAGTGTGTGGTCATTGTTTTGCTCTCCGTGGTTAATACATCTTTTTGCCAACGCTGTTTCTGCTAGGGGAAAGGTAAATTTCATACTTGCTAGGGTCTTGCTTGCGTAATTTACGCATATCCCTTGCAGAGCCTTCTGCTTCAATTATTTGGGTATCCTTGTTTACCAATTTATAAGCAGTGCTTTTAGGAAAATAATTCATCATGGTGGTCTCCGTGGTTAGCGGGGGCTTTCACCCCCTTGTTGCTATGCGTTACCGCTTAATACTCTAATTGCCATAATCTCTCTTGCGGCATCCAATCTTTTCTGTAGGTTTTTAATTACCTTTGCGGAAGTGCCAGCAGGGTGTGGGTTATCAATCTCTTGTTGTATCCATGTTGGGTAAACCCGCAACACTCGCTCTAAAGACTCTTGGCTGTTAATCATAATTTCTTTGTGGCGTTTCATGCTAATCATTTTCTTCTCCGTGGTTGGTGTTTCGTTTGGTGTAAACAGGGCTTTGGCAGTTTGGGCTTTGAACATCCTCTTGGGGCTTACCTGTGTTGAAATCAAAAGTTTCGCTATCAGTGCTTACGTTCGGTTTGCTCAGTCCGTGTTGTCATAACCTCATTCCCTGTTTACCCTCTTAATATAGGGGCATTGTTTACTGGTGTCAACACATAAAATGATAATAATTGAAAAAAAGTGAAAATAATTGTAGATGTTGTCTATTGTTCAACAAGAGTGTATGATGTACCTATTAGGAGATGCTTATGCCCATACCAAAGCCTAGCTCTGGTGAAAGCGAATCTGATTTTATGGCAAGATGCACAGGTGATACCACCATGCTTGCCGAATACTCACAGCGTGACCAGCGGGTTGCAGTCTGTCTGAGCAGTTACCGCGATGGCGGGAAAGAGGAGACTGTGATGGATGAAGCCCTAGCATTTGAAGAATGTGATGAGGTCAAGTTTGTTGAAACTGGGTACATTGATTGCGAGGCCGACTTAGAGTTAAAGGCTTACGATGATGATGACGATGACAAAAACAAAGGTATGTTTGAGGGTTACGCATCTGTATTCGGTAACAAAGATTTGGGAAATGACGTTGTAGTCAATGGGGCGTTCCGAAAATCATTAAAAACCAAGGGTGCGCGGAAAATCAAAATGCTTTTCCAGCATGACACCAAAGAGCCAATCGGCGTTTACACACAAGTTAAAGAAGATGGCAACGGCTTGTACGTCAAAGGCCAACTTGCCATGCAGACCCAAAAGGGGCGGGAAGTCTATGAGCTTATGAAAATGGGCGCGATAGATGGCTTGTCAGTGGGTTACAGGGTTGATGCCAAGGGTTACAGCTATGATGAGCGTGGCAAGAAGCGTATGCTCAAAGAGGTTGACCTTATGGAAATCAGTGCAGTTACCTTTCCAATGAACCCGAAGGCACGCATCAGTGCAGTCAAGGCAGAGGATAGGTCGATTCGGGATTGGGAGGCTTTCTTGCGGGATGCAGGGGGGTTGTCTCGTTCAGAATCAAAAGTGGCGGCATCAGCCGTTTCAAAGGCTTTAGACCAGCGCGAGGTTGGCGATGAGCAACAGGAGGTAATGGATTCCATTACCAATTTAACCAACATCCTAAAATCGTAAAGGGGCTATGACATGAGTGATGATGTCAAAACCGCAGTAGAGGGCATGGCAACAGCTTTTGAAGAGTTCAAAGCTACCAATGACGCTCGTTTGGCGGAAATCGAAAAAAAGGGTTCGTCCGACCCGCTGGTTGAAGAAAAGCTGAAAAATATTGAAGCTGACCTAGACCGCTTTGAGGACATAAACCAGAAGCTGACTTTGGCTGAACAAGAGCAAAAGCAGTTTGGTGATAAGCTAGACAACATGGAAGCAATGTTGAAGCGGCCTGAAACTGGTCTTGAGGCAAAACAAGTTGATATGGCTGTTCAGGCTTTCGACAAGTTCTTGCGTAAAGGCGATGCCAATATGGAGCCTGAAGAAGTTAAGGCTTTGACTGTGAACAATGACACAGGGGCGGGTTTCTTAGCACCACCAGAGTATGTGAATGAGTTAATCAAAACTCTCACAGAAATCTCACCAATGCGTACTATCGCAAGGGTTCGGGCAACTAGCCAGAAGTCAATTCAGATGCCAAGCCGTACTGCAACATTCAGTGCAGCATGGGTAGCTGAAACTGGCACAAAGTCTGAGACAACTGGATACACAACACAGTTGGAAGAAATCCCAACACATGAGCAATATGCTTTAGTTGATATTTCAAATCAGATGCTAGAGGACTCAGTGTTTAATCTTGAGGCAGAAATGCAGCAAGAGTTTGCACAGCAACTTGCAAAGAACGAAGGCGCAGCCTTTGTCTCTGGAAGTGCAGTGGGTCAGCCAGAGGGTGTGATTACTAACTCAAGTATTGGTCAAACTGTATCAGGAGCCGCCGCTGCGTTGCTTGCTGATGGTTTGATTGACCTTGTTCACGCAATCAAGTCACCTTATGCTTCTAATGCAAACTTTATCTTCAACCGTTCTACACTGGCAAAAATTCGTGCCTTAAAAGACACGGCTGGTCAGTATGTGTTCCAAGCTGGTATGATGTTGACGGCGGGGGTTCCAAACTCAATCCTTGGGCATCCATACGTTGAAATGCCTGATATGCCAGATGTAGCTGCAAATTCTCTATCAGTTGCATTCGGTGATTTTTCACGCGGCTACATGATTGTCGATAGAGTTAACCTTTCAATCCTGCGTGACCCATTCACACAGGCATCAACTGGGAGCGTTAGGTACTATTGTCGGTCAAGGGTTGGCGGACAAGTTGTCTTGCCTGAAGCTATCCGCATTCAAAAGACAAGCGCATAGGAGGGCAACATGGCAGACCTTACACACTCCCTAAAACAAGTCACAACCATTATCAATGCAGTGAAAACTGCTGATGCTAATGGAACTGACGTTGACACAACAGGCTATGAATCAGCTACGTTGATTGTTCAAGTTGGCGCAGAGGGCGATACCCTTGCGGCAAACCTGTTTTTCAAGATTCACATTGAACACGCTGATGATGATGGTTCTGGCTCTGCTAGTACCTATTCAGAGTGTACACAAGCTGAAGTCACTGGAGGCACAATTGCCGCCAATGGCGTTTGGTTGATTCTTGATGGCACAGGTACGGCTGGCTCTGGTGGAAACCCAGACACAGTTGGCTTGGTTGACCGCATTGGTTATATCGGCGGCAAGAAGTTTGTACGCGCAAAGATAAGCAAGTCAGGTACGCATTCCAATGGAACGCCTATCTCGGCTCAGTTTATTTTGGCAAATGCTCGTCACACTGGCGACAATGCAAAAGCTGACCATAACGTCTAAATAAAATAGGGGGGCAAGGTTTAGGTATAAACTGACCTTGCTCCCTACTTCATGGAGGGCTTTATGGCTATAATAATGATTCAAGATGGCATCGGCGTTTCAAATGAACGTGGTTCAATGACTCGCACATATAAAGAAGGTGAAGAGCTTTCTAGTGACACAGAATGGGAACAGGCCAGAAACGCAGCTTTTATTGACAGTGGGCTTGCTCAAGAAACTAAGGTGGTAAAACCTACCGAAACTAAGACAGCCGCCCCTGAGAGGGCTAGAAAAGCTGATGGCACACTTATTGGTGACGATAAAAGCACCCCAGATACAAATGAGGCTTGGGTAGGCGGCAAAGCACCTAAGAAAGCTAAAACTAACGGTTAAGCATTGGGGGCATCATGAGCCGTGGAATAACCAATGCGTTAAACACCGTATTCACATCATCACATATCAGGCCGTTTGTTGCGGTTGACCTAGCCTTTTCTGGCGCAAATGTCAGAGTTTGGACAGGGCTGGGCAATATTACCTTTGCTAGTACAACCTTTGTCGGTACTGGTGAAATCTTGGGTATATCGCCAGTAACAGAAAGTGGCGCAGTTCAGGCCAATGGTCTTAATGTGAATTTCAATGGCTTAGATTCAGCATTGGTTGCAACCGCCCTTACTGAAAATTATCAAGGCAGAAGCGCAAAAGTTTATCTGGGCAGTATCACAGAGGCTTATGCAGTTGTTGCTGACCCATATCTTTTATTCAGTGGTCGCATGGACACCATGAACATATCAGATGATGGAGAGAGAGCTAACATTCAAGTCTCATGCGAAAGCCGTTTGGTTGATTTAAACAGGCCAAAAGTCAGGCGTTATACACAGGTTGACCAGCAAACAGAGTTTGCGGGTGATAAGGGTTTGGACTTTATATCTAGCCTTCAAGAAAAATCCATTAAGTGGAGTGCGCCGTAATTGATTTCGGTAGTTTATTTAAATTGCGGAAGTGGAGGTAATAGGGTTCGGTAATTTTTTCAAGTCGTTTTTCAAAGCGTTAACAGATATAACAACTATCGTTGCTGCGGTTGCCGTTGTCGTCATTGCTGGTCCTATAGCTGGCATGGGGTATCTTGCAAGTATAGCAATATATGCCGCTGCAAGTGCCGCGCTGTCAGCGTTGTCACCCAAACCAGACATGCCCAGCATGGGGGGTTATGGTGATTATGTTAGTGAGGCTTCATCCCGCACACAGATGATTAAACAGCCAGCGCAACCGCGCAGGGTCGCATATGGCAAGGTTCGCGTATCTGGTGTGTTGTCTTTTGTAGAAACGACTAATTCAGATAGTGAGTTGCATTTAATTATTTCTCTGGTAACACATGAGATAAATAGTTTTGTTAGCTTCAGGATTGATGAAGATACAGTCACCATGACAGGGCATAAAGTATCCGCCCCAGCAAGGTTTATGGATGGAAGCACTAATCTTGTAGAGATTAACATTCATAATGGCGCAGATGGCCAAACCGCAGACACCCTTTTAACGCAAAGAATAAAAGCGTGGACAACTGACCATAGATTGCGTGGCATTGCGTATTTGTATTGTCGGTTGAATTTCAATGCTGAAGCGTTTCCGCAGGGGTTGCCAAATATATCAGCCGTAATTGAGGGGAAAAAGGTCTTTGACCCACGCGATTCAAGCACAGCGTACTCAAACAATGCGGCTCTTTGCATTAGAGATTTTCTAACCAACACCAGATATGGGCTTGCCTGTAGCGCAGATGAAATAGACGACACATCGTTTATTGCGGCGGCAAATACTTGTGATGAGAATGTAACATTAGCTGATGGCACTACGCAAAAGAGGTACACCCTTAACGGTACATTCCAAACAAACAGCGCACCCAAAAAGATTATTGAGAATATGCTCACATCATGTGGCGGCATATTAACTTACACAAACGGCAAGTTTCGTTTGCTGGTTGCAGAATACAGAACTCCAGCCATTACCCTTACTCAAGATGATTTTCACGGACCAATACAGTTGGCGGCAACCCAAAGCCAGATGGAAAACTACAATTCAGTCAAAGGCGTTTATTCACCTGAATCAAATGGGTTTATTCCGACTGATTACCCGCCGATTACATCAAGCACGTTTGTTTCTGAGGACAATGGCGAGACAAGATATTTAGATTATGACTTGCCATACACAACAAACTCACCTCGCGCACAGCGTCTTGCCAAGATAGTTCTTTATAGAAATAGGCAACAGGTCGTTTTGCAGTGCCAGCTTTCTATGAAGGGTTTTAACTTAGCAATTGGCGATACCTGTTATGTCACGCTGCCAAGATATGGCTTCAGCAGTAAGGTTTTTGAAGTTGCTGAATGGAACATTGCCGTCATAGGCGGCATGAATCTAGGGGTTGATGTTACGTTAAGGGAAACCAACAGCGCGGTATATGATTGGAACGCTGAAGAAACTGTCTTCCAAGAAGATAATTCAACGCTTCCTGACCCATTTGTTATCCCTGCGCCAGTAGTAACTGCAACAGACATTGTTCAAACATTCCAGCAAGGCGCGATTACAACCCTGCAAATCAATGTAAGCTCACCAAGCGTTTATGCAAATCAATTTGAGGTTGAGGCTAGGGTAAAGGGAGACGCCACATTTACCGCATTAGGCACTCAAAAAGCTGGAATATACGAACTGGTTAATGTTGAAGATAATACAACATATGAAATTCGCGCTAGGTCAATAAGTACATTTCAAACAAAATCAGCATACACGACTATAGAACACACAATCGCTGGAAAAGCTGGTACTGCTCCATCTAATGTTGCTGATTTCACCCTAGACTATTTGGGTTCTAATGCGCTTCTTACATGGACACCAGTGACGGATGCAGATTTATCTCACTATGTAATACGCCACCAAGGGGTCACAAGCGGGGGTGACTTCTCAAGCGGCATAACCATAGCGCAAAAGGTATCAAGGCCAGCCAACAGCGTCATAGTGCCAGCCTTAGAGGGTACATATTTCTGTGTGGCGGTTGATAAGTACGGTAACAATTCAGCCGTGGCCGCCCAGACCATAGGCATTATTGATGAAGCTCCTGTTTCGGCTAATTTCAAAGTGGTTGCAACCAATACGCAAAACCCATCATTTGCAGGGGTTAAGACTAATGTAATCAAACCATCAGATGAGGATGTGCTTGTTCTTGAAACAACTATTTTATTTGATAGCGGCTCTGGTTTGTTTGATGATGCGGATGGACTGTTTGATGGCGGTGTAGATGGTGTTGTCGCAACAGAAGGCTTTTATGATTTTGATAGCGTGGTTGATTTAACAGCCAAGCAAACCTCTAGGGTGTCTTTCAATATTACGCAAACACGCCGCCAATATGATGTAGTCAAGCCAACCTCTCAGGGAACAACGGATTGTGAATTGCAAATAGCCACAACTGATGATGACCCAGCCAGTGGTTCAGCTACGTTCAGTGCGTTCTCAAGGGTGGTGGCTGGTGATTATTCGGCAAGAGGGTTTAAGTTTAGATTGAAGATGAACACAATAGACATTGATGACACGCCTGTTGTTTCTGCTTTACAGGTTAATCTATCTTTGGAAAAGCGCACAGAATCACAGGGCAACATAGCCAGCGGCACAGGGGGAAGCGGCAAGGTTATAACATTCCCTACAGCATTCGGCTCTATTGATGGTATAACAATCATGGGGCAGAATATGAATAGTGGTGAGTTCTATCAAGTAACTAACAAGACAACCACAGGGTTTACTATTACATTCAAGGAATCAAATGGAACTATTGTGGACAGAACATTTGATTATGTGGCACAGGGTCACGGCAAGATAAGCGCATAGGAGAAAGCATGGCACAGCATGATTACAACATAGCCAACCAAACATTTCCCGCCACCAGAACAGATATAAACAATGTTCTGGATGCCATAGTGTCCTTGAACTCTGGGGCTAACCAGCCATCAACGCCCTATGCTTATCAACTGTGGTATGATACAACTACAGATATATTAAAGATTAGGGATTCATCAAATGGTGCATGGCTTGACCTTTTTACATTTGACCAGACTACAAACACTGTGACAGCCGTTGCGGGTGCAGAAGACCCAACAGCCATAGCGATTGCGCTAGGATAAGGAGAGAAAAATGGCAGATGACGCTTTAGTATCGCTATCAGTTACAGCATTGCCTGATGAGATAGCCCAAACATTCTCTGGCAACCTCAGTGTTGCGCCAGCGGATGCCAATGATAAATGGTATTATAAACTATCAACCATCACTACAACCAGCGGTGATTTAATTGCGGGTTCGTTTCTGGATTATACAGCGGTTGCGGCGGGAACAGCCCCAACAGCTATCACAACCAGTGACAAAGTAAAGTTCTTGATGATACAGAACCAAAGCACCGCAGATGGTATTGTTATTTGTCTGGATGGTGGTACAGCCGCTTATGACCTCGTTGATGGTATATTTATTGGACCAAGCCAAACATTCACTCTTAGATGCCCAAATACTACTGTAGGCAATTTACACGCTGTGTCGGCTGATATTGATTCGGCTGGCGACGCTTCTGTAACTGCAATAGTGGCGGCTTTGATTGATGATGTAGCGTAAAGGGGTAGGCGCATGGCAAATAATTTTGACAGAGCAATATTGGATGGCTCGACTTTGCCAGCTAATACTGCGTTCACCCTTTACACTTGCCCAACCACAGCAACAACAAAGACTGTTGGCATTGGGTTGTTGTTCTCAAATGTTGGCTCATCACAGGTTTTGGTTACGCTTTCTTTCAACGGCATAAGCACCATGAAAGATATTCCAGTTCCAGCGGGTTCATCATTAGAATATTTTGGCGGCAACAAGATTGTTATGAAAAGCGGAGATGCAATTCAGCTATCATGTGATACTGCTAATTCCCTAAATGCTTATTGGTCATATATGGAGATAACCTAATGCCATATCTGGGGAACATTCTTGCCAAATCATTTAGCGCGGTTTCTTACCAAGATTTGACAGGTGGAAGCGGCACAGGCTTTACTCTTGACCATGCTGTGGCAAATGCCAATGAGATAGAGGTTTTTGTAGAAAATGTCCGCCAAGAGCCGAATGTAGCCTATACAGTATCAGGCACAACTATGACCATGACAGGTGCAGTAGCGGCCACAGATGATTTCTATGTGGTGTTCCAAAGCAAGGCTCAACAGAGCGTCACATTGCCAGCTAATATCACAAGCCCCACCACATTTGGCGGCGGGGTGACATTTGCGGGTGACGCAACATTTAGTAAGGCCATGCAGGGCAATACGCAAACCGCCTCAATCAGTAGCACAACAACTCTAGATTTTGACACATTCCAGAATTTCATTCTCACATTGGGGGCATCAAGTATCAGTCTTGCCAACCCAACGACTGAGGCGGTAGGTCAAACAGGCTTTATAATCTTTATACAAGACGGAACAGGCAGTAGAAGTGTCAGCCCTGCTAGTGACTACATAACACCCGCTGATACTGCTCTAACGCTCTCTACAGCGGCTAATGCGGTTGATTTGGTTCCATATGCGATACAAGCCAGCGATAAGATACTTTTGGGAACGCCCCAACTCGCATTTAGTTAGGAGGCAATATGTCAGGAGTGTTTGGTAATCCTTGGCTATATAACGCCACCCCCCCTTTTTATAACTACCTCATAAATCAATCATTGCGATTTAATGGAAGTGATGAATACCTAACTAGGACAACCAGCGGAAATCCCTCTAGCACAACATCAACGGTATTTTCTTGTTGGGTAAAGCGAAGCAAGCTTGGGGCTATACAAATGATTTGGACAGCCGCAACTACGGCTCCAAATGTTTGTGGTTATGTTTATTTTAATGCTAGTGACCAAATTCAAGTTTATCTTGATAAGTCAGCGGCAGGGTCAGATGAATTAAACACAACTACTACAGCCGTATTTAGAGACCCATCAGCTTGGATGAATGTTGTTGTGGTCTACAATACCGCTGATAGCACCACAGCAAATAAATCTAAAATCTATGTTAATGGTGTGCAACAAGCAGTTAGCACCAGTGTTACAGGTAATGCCGTTACTACTCACCGACTTTTAGATAACGGTGTTGTAAATACGATTGGTAAATCTTTTAATTCAAGTTCTTATTTTGATGGATATTTAGCAGAATTTCACGTTGTAGATGGTGTTTCTGGCATAGATTATGATGATTTTGGGGAAACTAAAGACGGTGTTTGGGTAGCAAAACAGTATTCTGGTGGACACGGAGATAATGGATTTTACCTCACATTTCAAGGAACAGGCACGGCTACCACATCTGACGGCACAACAGCGCAAACGAATATTGGTGATGACCAATCTGGGGTAGGAAATAATTTTGCCGTGTCTGGTCTTGCCGCAAATAATGTGGTTCCAGATAGCCCCACAAATAACTTTGCTACGCTTAATCCATTAGATAATTACAATACTGGCGCAACCCTTAGTGAAGGTAATTTAAAATGGACTATAGGTGCTGCAGATGGGGCATCACGTTCTACTTATGTAATGACTGCGGGTAAATGGTATGTTGAGTTTCTAATAAACAATGATTACATCGGCGTTGTTAGTGGAAACGCAGATATTACAACTATGAATGGAACGCAAACTGTTTTTTATGCACAGGACGGAACAAAAAGAGTAAATGGTAGCAGTAGTTCATACGGCGCTTCTTATACAGATGGAGATATTATTGGCATTGCTCTTGACCTTGACTCTGGCACACAAACAGTCACCTTTTATAAAAACAATGCCTCTCAAGGTTCTTTAAATTTAACTGATGTAGGTAATGAAGGATATTCAGTTAGTTGTGGTAGTGGTAGTGGTAGCACCAACGCAACAGCTAATTTCGGTCAAGACAGTTCGTTTGCTAACGCAAAAACAAGCGGCTCTGCGGGTGCGTCTGATGCGAATGGTGTAGGTGATTTTTTTTACGCGGTTCCGTCTGGGTTTTTGGCATTAGCATCCAGCAATTTGCCAGAACCTTCTATAATTGATAGTTCTAATCATTTCAACACGGTGCTTTGGACTGGCACTGGTTCTGGAATTACACGCTCAATCAGCGGGGTCGGATTTCGTCCAGATTTTTCGTGGTCAAAAAACAGAACGCAGAACTACAGCAATATTTTATATGATGCTGTGAGAGGCACTGGAAGTGAGGCAGAGCTTCAATCTAACGACACTGCCAAACAAGGTGATGGTAACAACGACACATATGGTTATTTATCATCTTTTGACAGTGATGGCTTTACCTCAACCGCTGGTTCAGGTGGCAACTCTCAAAACTTATATTTTAATGAGGCAAGCCAAACTTACGTTGCTTGGAATTGGAAGGCTGGAGGCGCAACACCAACCAAGACATATAAAGTGGTTGTGGTAAGTGATAGCGGAAACAAGTACAGATTTAGAAACAGTGCGGATGATGCAACCTATGCCGCCAGTGCAGTAACCCTTGAACTGCAAGAGGGCGGCACATATACCTTTGACCAATCAGATAGCAGTAATTCAGGACACCCATTTAGATTTTCCACCACATCAAACGGCACACATGGTGGTGGTTCAGAATACACAACTGGAGTCACCACAAGTGGAACAGCGGGGTCAGCGGGGGCAAATACCACTATCATTGTGGCGGCTGGTGCGCCAACGCTTTACTATTATTGCACAGTACATTCTGGAATGGGCGGTCAGGTAAATACAAACTCAACCTATGGCTCAACAAATTTTGACGGCACTTTGATTGCAACGGTATCAGCAAATGTTGAGGCTGGATTTAGCATTGCTAGATGGACAGGAAATGCAGTTGACAATACTGTTATCCCACATGGTCTTGGTGGGGCAGCGGATTTAGTTATAACAAAATCTCAGACTATTGTAGATGGTTCTTGGCTGGCCTTGCACTCAAACATTGCGTCTGAGACTAATAACGTAATTATTCTTAATCAAATCACGGCGGCTGTTAATGGCTCTAGTGCCTTAACCAATGGGTGTCCTGATGAGCTAACATCAGTGGGCGTTAAATTGGTCAGGGGTACTGGCTCTGGCATGAACGCTGTAAATGGCTCTGGAAGAGCATACATTGCGTATTGTTTCAAAAATGTTGATGGATATCTAAAATGCGGTGGGTACACTGGGAATGGAGCCAGCGATGGGGTTTTCATTTACACAGGTTTTCGTGTTTCATTATGGATGATGAGGGCTGTAACTGATGCATCACATTGGGTTATCTATGACGCTGCAAGAGAGCCAGAAAACGCTGTTGACAAGCAACTGTTGGCTAATGAAGTCAATGCAGAATACGCATCTGGCAGAGATGTGGATTTTTTGAGCAATGGTGTAAAGCTTAGATTTAGCACATATCTTAATGTATCTGCTAAAAAGTACATATACGTTGCCATAGGAAATTCATTTAAATACGCAAACGCCCGATAGGAGACTATGATGTGGAAATATAACAACAGGACGCTCAAGGAGGGTAGGGCTTGGACTGATGATGAGGGCTATCAGCATCCCAAAAATTGGGCTATGTGGGACACACCAACAAAGACATCAAGAGGTTTGGTTTGGGAAGATGAAGCCGCGCCTTTTGATAACAAGTTTTATTCTGGGCGTGATGCAGATGGAACGCTGATAGAGAAAAGCCTAACCGATACCCTGTGGGTGGATGCTGATGGCAATGCTGTTGTAGATGAAATGACAGGCGCACAAGGCGTAACAGATGGCCTCAAAAACAAATACATAAAAGAAACCAAACAAATAGCCAGCAGCTTGCTTGCCCCTACAGATTGGATGGTTGTTAGAAAAGCAGAAGATAGCTCTAAAACACTTGCATCAAAATACACAACTTATAGGGCGGCAATCCGTACAGCTTGCGCGGCAATAGAGCAAGATATAAATGATTGTAGCTCTTTAGATGAGTTTATGGCATTATGGGATACGCCAGTAAAAGATGGTGAGCCAAGTGGCAATGCGCCAATCAATGACTGGCCTGATGTGGTGGAGTAAGTTATGGCACTATCTAAAATTAGCAATGGCTCAATTGATAGCACTGTTGCTGGGCTTGAACTTATTGCAGTCAATGAAAAAACAGCTTCAGATTTCAGTTCTGGAACTAATTTTTTGGACATTGCAAATTGCTTTACCTCTGACTATGAAGATTATTATGTAAGATATTACTGTCAATCAACTGACGATACAGTGAATTCGCTCAATATGGCTTTAGAAACATCAGGAGCCAGCGTAACTGGCGCAAAAGAACAATTTAGCAGTCCCACATTTAGTCCAGATACATTTAATGCGGTAGTATATTATGATAAATTGCAGTCCGCATCCCAAGGGTATGTCAATTCTTTTGGTGGGGCGTATCCTTTTTTAGGCGCAAATACAGGTGATGCTACAGGTTATTTTGATGGAGAGGTGTGGCTGAGAAATGTATATTCTCTACCTAGATTCTCTTATTGGCACCATCATCATATGCGCACTAACGCTGGTCAAGATTATTATGAATATGGCGGCGGTATGGCTGTCACTTTTTCTAGTGCAGTTGCGGCAAGGGGCATTCGGTTCTTCACTACAGATAACGCTACCTACGGTTCAGGTACAGGCCAATTGAACACTTACGGAAGGACAGCAGTTTACGGAGTTAAAAAAGGATGAGTGTAGCTAGAGCAATAGAAAATTTAGTTGATGGCGCAGTAAACTTACAAGACTTTGTAGTTCACACCGCCGCTGATATGGTTAGCTATACCGTTGAGTGGTTAAATGCAGACCTTACAGAGCCAACAAAATCTGAAATAGAATCGAAGCGCACAGAATTGTATGCAGAAGATAAACTGCGACAATTAAGAATAGAGCGTAACAAGCTGTTGGCTGAAACAGACCATTGGGTTCTGTCGGACACGACTGATGCTACATCTGCACAAACAACTTACCGTCAAGCTCTGCGTGATATTACAGACAACGCCACATCATTAGACGATGTGACTTGGCCTACAAAACCATGAGGATGCTATGACACAGGCAAGGACATTAGCGGATATTGGCGCGACAGGGGCGGGTAGCAACATAAAAGAACAATTTACATTAGTGTGTAATGGTGAAGCGGTAACGGTTGGCAGCGGTACTTACACACCAGCTAATGTAACGACATCGCAACTGTTAACAGAGTCCCACGCTGTTATTAACGGTTCAAGTTTAGCGTACACCCCGCCGTCTGATACAACAGAGGTAATCTATGAATTTTCATTTACTTGGCAACTTTATAGTACAGTTACCCAATTGGCGCACTATGCGATGAGAATTGATGGAACTCAAATAACAGGAACAAAAAACACTTATTCCAATGATGCGACTTATGGCAACGAAATAATAGATTTTAAATGGCGTATTCCTATTGGCGGTTCAGCTTCAACCTCAACAGGAAGGGTTGCTAGTTGGACAAGTGCAAAGACTATAGATATGACAGCGAGAATCTTTAGTTCAACCTACACTGGACAAGTCCACAGGTCTTCTTATTGGGATGGTGCGTCTAGCGCATTTTTCCCACAACCGATTATTAAAATCACGGCTTTAGGGTAAGGGGTGTTTTGATGAGTGACGCTGAAATGCAGTTGTATATGTTAAGGGTGGAACGTAATCGTTTGCTTGAAGAAACTGACCATTGGGTTCTGTCTGACACTACTGATGCTACATCTCAACAATTATCATACCGCCAATCATTAAGAGATATAACAGATAGTGCAACATCACTAGATGATGTGACTTGGCCTACGAAGCCATAAGGAAGAGCTATGCCATATATTGGAAAATCACCAGAGTTTGGAGTCAGGGAGAGGTTCTATTTCACCCAGACAAGTGCGGGTGCGACCTCTATTTCTGGGTTTGATGACAACGGCACAACTCTTAGATTCACAGATGGCAACTATGTTGATGTCTATTTGAACGGCGTTCTGTTGGTTGATGGGGTTGATTACGGAACAAGCACAGCTAACACCATAAGCTCATTATCAGCATTGGCGGATGAGGATGTAATTGAGGTTGTTGCTTATGATGTTTTCAACCTTGCCAAGAATCAAGCAGAGGTAACACGGACAAGATATTACAAGACCGCCTCTGGTAGCGAGACATCTATAAGCGGCAATGATGATGATGGTGTAGCAATTTCCTTCCCCGCTGGCGCACAGCTAGATGTTAGTTTGAACGGCGTGTCATTAGTGGCGGGTACAGATTACAACACTAGCACAGCCAATACTATCTCAGGCTTGTCAGCGTTAAGTGCAGGGCAAGTTATTGAGATTGTCAAATATGAAAAGTTTGTTGTCAGTGACACCGTGAGCAAGGCGCAGGGCGGCACGTTTACTGGTGGTGTGACTATGGGTGGTACGCTGAATGTTACTGGTGCATCTACTTTGTCTAGTACGCTTGGTGTTACTGGCAAAATAACATCAACGGCTGGAATTACCTTTGGTTCAGATACCGCAGCGACAAATGTACTGGATGATTATGAGTATGGCACTTGGATACCAAGCATAGGCGGCGATGCCACATATGGTACGGTAAACCACGGCAGATATACAAAAATTGGAAATATTGTATCATTGAATTTTACTCTTCAAGTCAACCTAAAAGGAACTGGCAGCAACGCACTGCTTTCTGGCCTACCATTTACCAGTGAAGATATTGGTTGGGTTCAAACTGGATGTGTTTCTTACTATACAGACCTAGCAACAACCACTAATTTTATTGCTCTTTACGTTAGCAATAATTCTACAACAATAAGTTTTGTGGGTAATAATGGTAACAACACGACAATAGCTTTGAACGGTTTTGCGGCCATAGGTAACAGCACACTACTTACCTGCTCTTTAACATATCGAGTAGCATAACCTGATTGGATTATCAGGTAGTCAGTCCATCCATAGGAGATAAAAATGGCACTAACAGAAGAAACAGTACAGGACAAAATTGAAATCGTATCTGAACATAAATTTGTACAGGTCAGAACTGCAACCGTTATTAAAAAAGATGGTGTAGAGATAAGCCGTAGCTTTCACAGGCACGTTGTAGCACCTAACGCAGACATCAGTGGCGAAAGCACAGAGGTACAGGCTATCTGTGCAACAGTTCACACACAAGCAGTTAAAGATGCGTATGCGGCGCATTTAGCGGCACAGGTGGTATAAATGAGTAGAGCAAGAACATTAGCGAATTTCGTTGGCGGCACTTCTACCATTGTTGGAAACCCAACATTTACTGGAACAACAGTAGGCGCGGGTAAAATAGTGCAGATTAAACAAACAGTTTTTAAAGACCAATTTTATACCACAGTCACAACCGCTGGGCATGAGCAAGTTGTAACAGGCTTGAATTGCACTATTACACCAACCAGCGCAAGTAACAAAATATTGCTTCAATATTCTATCCACATGGGATGCACACAGGGTTATGACAATGGCATTAACATATATAAAAATGTGTCAGCAAACTCTGGCGCACGCCCTCTTGGGACTAAGTTATTAGATTCAGGTGGTAACGCTATCGAGGGTACAGGCACTTCAAATAGACCATCTTCCGTAGGTGTGCTTTCGCCATATGCTAGTGGTGTAAGTGATGTTTATAGATTACTTCCTGTTACCTTAAATGTTATAGACCACCCAAATAGCACAAGTGCGCTAACTTATAGTATCGCTGTAACGAGTTATGCTTTTACAAGTTCATCGTATATTTTTGTAAACAGAAGTCATCAATTTCAAGTTGATACTGCCAGCCCTCCACTTTACGACCACTGTCCTGTAAGTACAGTAACCCTGATGGAGGTAAGTTAATATGCAGTTATCGCAAATTATACAATCAGCCCCCAATGCGTTTGAAGCGGCACAGCACGTTTTGCAAAGAACAGATTGGACACAGCTTAAAAATTGTGGATTAACTGATGATTGCATTGCTGAATTTGTTACATATAGAGCAGCAATTCTTGTTATTAGAAAACAAAGTGATTTATTAAGTAAAAGGCCATCTGAATTTACATGGCCTGATTTGCCTGATGAAGTTTGGAAGTAGGGGCTTGATATGAGTGGATTAACAATAACTACTGCGCCAGCTAACGAGCCGCTTGATGCCGCTGAAACCATATCGTATTTGCGACTGGACTCTGGTGTAGACACTACGCTTGTTGATAATCTCATTAAAGCAGCGAGGTTTTGGGTAGAAGATTACACAAACAGAACATTGCTGACCACCACGTTTACTCTATCTCTAGACGGAATAGGATATGTGGATGTGCCAATTAAAGAGGGCTTTCACACAGGTTATTCTGATACGCCAAGAATAAATTATATAGAATTACCAAAGTCACCAGTGCAGTCAGTTACGCACATCAAGTCATACACAGATGATAACACGGCATCAACTCTTGCTACATCTAATTATTACAGTGATTTGGTAAGAGAGCCAGCGCGGATTGTTCTGCGTGATGGCGGGTCATGGCCTACAGATTTACGCAATGCAAATGGAATAGAGGTTGAATATATAACTGGCTATGGCGATTCAAGGGCAGCTATTCCAGAGCCAATCCGTGTTGCTATGCTGGAGTATATTTCATTTTTATATGAACACAGAGGCGATGATGAGGGTAGAGCGTTAAACCCGCCAATGATGATTACCTCTTTATTGCAGCCTTATGTTATTATGAGATACGGCGTTAGCTCTTATGGTGGAGGTATGGGTTTTGGCTATCGGTAAGATGCAACATTCACTGGCCTTGCAAGCAAAGGGTTCAAGTGCAGATGGTGGCGGCGGTTCATCTGGTGCGTTCTCTACCTTTGCAACCACATTTGGCAGAATAGAGGCTCAAGGTGGCGGTGAGAGGTTCTTTGGTGACCAGAATGAAGGCCGCACAACTCATAAAATCACAATACGCTTTAGGCGCAATCTTACAGTAGCGCACCGCATTCTGTATTCTTACACAGCGGATGGCGCAAGCTATACTCGCACGTTTAATATTCGCAGAATTGAGAATAAAGGTGAGCGTGATAAGTATCTTGAAATTTTAGCCGAGGAAGGCGTTGCAACCTAATGGCTAGGGTAACTACCAAAATAGTACGCAAACCCCGCACACAGGCCGTGGTCAAGGATTATGAGGGTAGTTTAAGGGCTTTGGTTGGCAGGGCTGGCAATCTGGTGCGAAACACAGCCGTTCAATCTATAAATCAGGGAAGCCGCAGTGGAGCGTTTTATACAAGAGGCGGCAAAACAGGGCAAAGGTCAGCGGCGGGTGAGCCGCCGAAAACAGACCAAGGGATTCTTGTTCAAAATATTGTTATAGACATTGACCCTGATGGACTAGGAGCAAACGTAGAAAGTCGAGCGGATTATTCTGAGGCATTAGAGTTTGGCACATCAAAAATGGCGGCTAGACCTTTTATGCAACCCGCGCTAGAAGAAAACAAACCAAAGATTAATCGTTTGGCTAAACAGATGGTGAAGGCTAAATAATGGCATTGCATAGCTGGGAATTACAGAAAGCGGTGTATAGCAAGCTAACAGCCGCCAGCATTACTGATTATGCTGGTGATGCAATTACTGGTGTATTTGATGATGTGCCAACAGATACAGCTTATCCCTATGTTGTTATTGGGGATGAAACAGCTACTAATGTTTCCGCCAAAGACAAGGATTTACACGAACATACGTTGACTATTCATATATGGTCGCAATATCGCGGAAACCGTGATATAAAAGAAATCATGGAACAGGTATATGCCGCATTGAATGATGTCAGCTATGCTGTTTCGGGTGCTTCTGGGGTGAACTTGAAACATGAGTTTCAAACGACACTCACAGAGGGTGATGGGATTACACGGCACGGTGTCATGAGATTTCGTGCGGTTGTGTCAGACATTTAAAGGAGACTAGACATGCCTGCACAAAAAGGTTCAGCCCTGTTAATGAAATTGGGTGATGGTGCAAGCCCAGAGGCTTTCACAACAATCGGCGGTATGCGTTCAACATCCCTGACTATGAATGATGAGATGGTTGACGTAACAAATAAAGACTCAAGCAGTGCAAGAACTATCTTAGCGCAGGGTGGGGTCAACTCTATCAGTGTTTCAGGCAGTGGTGTATTTACTGATTCACCTTCAGAGGCAACACTCAAAGGCAAATTCAACGTAGCAGCATTAACAAATTATCAGTTCCTTGTGCCTGATTTTGGCACGTTCACAGGTGCATTTATGTTGACCACCCTTGAATATGGCGGCGAGTACAATGGTGAAGTAACTTACAGCTTTACCTTTGAAAGCTCTGGCGCAATCACATTTGCTACGGTGTAATGAATGACTTGGGTTCAAGTAGAAATTGAAGTTGGTGGCAAGACCTTTAACGGACACATGATGTCTAATGAAGATGCCACCATCTTTAATATTCCCCCTGCCTCAGAATTAAAGGTGGATGGGAAATTCAAATGCGGTGGGCAAACATATACCGCCGCGACTGTTCACGATGTAGCCCAGAGGGGCGAAGAATTATTGGTAGAAGCCAAGGAGAAAGCGGATGTCAAATCCAAAGCGCGGGGAGCTAGAGATAGTTCTGGGGGAGAAGACGTATAAAGGCAAGGTAACGCTGGATGCCGTTATGCGTATTGAGCAATCATGCGGCATGGGCATTGTCAAAATAGCGCAAGCGTTATCTGAAGGCAATTTGACCACTTCTCAAATGGTCGCAATATTAACGCCTGTTATTAGAGGCGGTGGTAATGACATTAATGAAAAAGAGGTTGGTCAATCTCTCTGGGGTGCGGGTTTAGTTGGCGGTATGAAATCTATTGGTGAGATTTTAGCCGCTGTTCTTTCATCGGGCGAAGATGAAGAGGCCGATGAGGGAAACGGCGAACAGGCGGCAGCGTTGTTGTAGAAGAGTTGCCGTGGAATAATTGGATGCGTTTGGGTTTAGGGAAAATGCAAATTGCGCCGAATCATTTTTGGGATATGAGTTTCCCAGAGTTTTACGCGGCAATAGAGGGTTTTGCAGAGTTTCATTCAGGTGGTAAGCCGCCGCCACTAACTAGAGATGGTTTAAACGAGTTGATGGAACTCTATCCAGATTAACCAAGGAAGGTATCTAAAAAATGGCAACAACAGTAGATACCTTGCTGGTTCGCATTGAGGCTGATTTAAAAGATGTCAACCGCAAGCTAAAACAATTTGATAAAAATGTAGATACCACAGCTAAAAAAGCTCAACGAAATTTCAATAAAATTGGAACGGCGGTTAAGGTCGTTCTTGGTGCGGTTGTTGTCCAACAGCTTGCTCAAGCTGGCATGGCGGCTATCAAGTTTGCCTCCAGTGTTGAAGAAATGCAATCCAAGTCATCAGTTGTTTTTGGTGCTTTCACACAAGATGTAAGAAATGCTTTATCAGATTTTGGCGATGAAGTAGGCCGCAGCACTTTTGAACTTGAGGGCATGGCCTCTACTATCCAAGATACTTTTGTGCCTATGGGCTTTGCTAGGGGTGAAGCTGCAAAACTATCTGTAGAGCTTACCAAATTAGCGGTTGATGTCGCGTCATTTAACAATGCATCTGACACAGAGACCATGAGGGCGTTTCAGTCCGCCCTGATAGGAAACCATGAGACTGTTAGACAATTTGGTATCGTTATTACTGAAGCAACCCTTCAGCAAGAACTTTACAGGATGGGGGTCACCAAAAACTCCAAAGATGTAGACAACGCCACCAAAGTTCAAGCGCGGATGAACCTTATCCTTAAAGGTACAACTGATGCACATGGCGATGCGGCAAGAACGTCTGGCAGTTTTGCTAACACATCCAAGGCATTAGGCGCGGCACTTGATGAATTATTGGTTAATGTAGTTACCCCATTATTGCCAGCATTAACTAAGATGGTTCGGGGTCTTGCGGATGCCGCTGGTGCGCTTAATGCGTTTTTAATAGAGGTTGGATTAATAGAGCAAGTTGGCTCTGAAGGGGCGGATGCTTTAGAGCTTTATAATATAAAAGTTAAGGAAGTAGAGACATTAACCAAACAAGCCGCTGAACAAGTAGTAAAGTTAAATGAAGCTGTAAATTCTAAAGACCAAAACAAAGGTGATTTTATTGATGGAGCAAGAGCAAGGTTAACAGAATTTGATAACCAAATTAAGGCAGCAAAAGCGGATTTAGTAGATTTGGAAACAATGCTTGTTGCTGATAGCTTTGCTCTAGCGACTCCCCCGCCATCTGCAACTGGTGGTGATGATGTAGATACTGAAGAAGTTGCCCGCCAGAAAAAAATTAAATCGTCTTTAGAAGATTTGAGCAAGGCCAATAGGATTTTGGCATTAGATAAAATGGGCTTGAATGAAGCGGAAAAAGAATTTCAAATTTTACAAATAGAGCTAGGCAAATTAACGAAGACACAAGAAAAGCAATTAAGGGCATTGACTAGAGAACAGGTTGATATGAACAAGCTGTATGATGCCGCCACAAAAGCAAATGATGCTTATAATACAAAAATGAAAGAAGGGCAGATTATAGCTCAAGGGTTTATTCCAGAGCAGACCAAACTTGAGCAGCAGCTTGAAAATGTAAGGTTAGCCATGAGGGGGGCGGCTACAGAAGATTTGCCACTGTATGAAAGCGCAATAAAAGATTTGCAGTTTCAGATTAAAATGACTAACCCTGCTTTTGAGTCTCTATTCAATGCAGCTATGCAAGCCGCAGATGGTATTTCAAACGCTCTTGCTGATGCTTTTGTAAACGGCAAACTTTCCCTGTCAAGTCTTGGTGATGTATTCAAGCAAGTTATAAAACAAATGATAGCAGATGCAATTAAAGCGCAAATAATAAAGCTATTAATGAGGGCAGCTATGGGCTTTGGTGGGGGCGGCTCTGTTGGCTCTGGCTCTAGCTCTATGACATTTACATCTGCATCTGATAGCTTTGCTTCTGGTGGCAGAATACCAGCAAGGGCTGGTGGCGGTCCTGTTCTTGTGGGTGAGCGTGGTCCTGAATTGTTTATACCGCACAGCGGTGGGGTAATTAGAAACAATCACGATACCAAAAATATGATGGGTGGCGGTTCGCCTGTTGTGGTCAATCAAAACATCAATATTGAAACAGGGGTTGCCCAAACAGTCAGGGCAGAGGTTATGTCTATGATGCCAAGGATTAAATCTGAAACCATACAGGCAATGATTGACGGAAAGCGCAGAGGCAACTCAATCAGTAAGGCATTTGCATAATGGCGGCTCCATCCTATCCATTGACACTTCCATCAGCCCCAGCTTTCAAAAAGGCTCGTTGGTCATTAAAGCGCGTTACAGCGGTGTCTGAATCACCATTCACAGGTCAGCAACAGGTATATGATTATGGCTATGCTTTATGGACAGCCGCACTGACTTTACCGCCTATGTTGCGGGCTGACGCAGCTAATTGGGAAGCGTTCATGATGAAGCTGCATGGCAGAACTGGCACTTTTTTGTTATATGACCCAGACGCAAAAACTCCACAAGGTGGCGTGACTACCAGCGCAACTTTGAGTGGGGCGGTTGCTGTTGGAGAGTACACAATAGATATAGACACCAATAACGACAATTTAACCAATGTGTTCAAGGCTGGTGATTATATTCAAATAGGCACAGCCGCATCCGCAAAATTACACATGATTGTTGATAATGCTAATTCAAACGGTGCAGGGGTAGCCACAGTCAATATTGAGCCGCCTATCAAAGCTGTGGCAAGCGATGGCGCGGCAGTCAATTACACCAGCGCGGTCGGTGTGTTTAGAATGGATAGCGCAGATTTGGGCTGGGATACAGATGAGGTTTCAAAGTTTGGTATAACATTTTCATGCACAGAGGCTTTGTGATGGAAGAAATAACAATGTCAAACGTATTATGGTTTATCACCACATTATTGGTTGGATTTTTTATTAGAACCATGTGGGAAAGAATTAGTGTTTTGGGCAAACGATTAGATAACTGGTCAACAGTCATGCCAGAAACTTATGTGCGCCGTGATGATTATCGTGATGACATCCGCGACATAAAAGAAATGCTTGGCAAAATCTTTGACCGTTTAGAGATGAAGGCAGACAAATGAACAAGAACAGATTTATTTCGCAAATCCGCTTCCATGAGGGCGTTGAGAGTAAGGTATATAAAGACCATTTGGGCATAGAGACTATCGGGGTGGGTAGGAACCTAAAAGACCGTGGCTTGTCAGAGGATGAAATTGATTACCTTTTGACCAACGATATTACAATTATTGAGAATGAGCTTGATAAGGCTTTTCCTTGGTGGCGGGATTTGGATGAAGTGCGTCAACGTGCGTTAGCTGACTTGGCTTTCAACATGGGCATCCCTCGTTTGCATGGCTTTGTCAAAATGCTTGGCGGGTTACAGCGCAGGGATTATCACGCCGCCGCAGAAGAATTGCTTGATTCCAAGTATGCAAAACAGGTAGGGGCAAGGTCAGAGCGTGTTGCTGGCATGATAAGAACAGGTGAAGATAGCGCGGAGTTTTAATGTATGAAACCATAGTGATTATTTGCGCCTTTGGTGTGGCAACAGTAGGTCACACTTATCCCTACAAAATGCACACGGTATGCGAGTATTTTTGTGAGCGTAGTCAAAGCAAATATCATTATTACTATAATCCAGTAACGGTCATCCCTTATGGGTACACTTGCCCACAAAGTAAGCGGGTGACTTTTGAAAAATGGGTTAAGAAAAAGCGGTGAATCTTATGTATGAGTACAAAATCAAAGAAGTGGTCAAGGTCGTTGATGGAGATACTATTGACATCATTATTGATTTGGGCTTTGACCTAACCAAAAAAGAGCGTGTGCGTTTGGCTGGTATTGATACGCCAGAAAGCAGAACCAAAGACCTTGAAGAAAAAGAGCTTGGCCTTGAGGCAAAAGAGTTCTTGGAACGCCGCATAGCTGATTGCGACAACCTGTGGGTATCTACTGAAAAAGATGGCAAGTATGGTCGGATGCTAGGCAACATCTGGTGTGGGGTTATTAATATCAATGAGGAAATGGTCAGCCGTGGGTATGCGTGGGAATATGATGGCGGCAAAAAAGAAAAGAACCTAGATGACCTTAGAACCATAAGAGGAATCATATAAAGGATGTTCAACATCCACCACACAACTGAGGTGGCTTATGTTCTTGTGATTACTATGTGGGGGAATACTGGAACTGTCTGGGAGTACATTGGCAATCAAATTGTTTTGCAGCAAAAAATGACAGAAGCGCAGTGCGAGTATTTAATTGATGAAGAAATGTGGGAAGCGACATATCAGAATAAATATTTCCGCATGATGGCGCATTGCTTTCCAGAAGATTGTGCAGGGAAGAAAAGTTGTGAGTGAAGAAAAGAAAAAGCCTGTTGAGGTTAATGTTGGTGAGAACAGCTTTGAGCTTACACTTAGAATACTAGGTAATGAGTTTATAGCCATCAAGATTGGCTCAACTAATTTCTCTGGGAAGCTAATAGCTGGCGGTGTTTTGCTTTTATTCTTCACGTTTATGTTGATGGAAATTTTTGGGTTGTCAGGAATGATGGGTGTTGAGTAGTGGCAACCAAATTAAATGAGAACACTGAACTATCAATGCCTATCCGCAACCTTATGGCGATGGTTGTAGGGGCGGCTATAGGAACATGGGCATATTTTGGAATCATTGAACGCCTGAACACTATTGAAAATAAATTTGTATTGATAGAGGCTGATTTAAATCAAAACACAGAGTTTCGCATCAAATGGCCTCGCGGTGATATGGGCAGTCTGCCAGCGGACAGTGAACAGTATATGTTGATTGAGCATCTAGCAGAACAGCTTTCCAAGCTACAAGAGCAGATTGATGAAGGCCGCGCACCACATGACCAGCAACAAAAGCTGACATTAGATTTCTATGAAAAAAGAATTACAAATATTGAGAGTCAAATAGAGAAGCTTAGGAATGGACGCAACAGTAATTAAAACCATGACATTGATTCTGTATATGGGCGGGGATATTTCAGAGCATACCGCCTATGAACAGATTGCTAAATGTTTGAAAGCCAAGCGCACCATAGAGCGAAACCTTTATAAGAAAACTACATCAATAAGATATTCATGTGAGAATAAAAAAGTTGAGGTTTCAAAAAATGCAGATGGCTCAAATTACATCGTGAGGATAATAGAATGATACAAGCTCTTATAGGACCAATAGCTAACCTAGCTGGCTCATGGATGGAATCAAAGGTTGAGCAAACAAAGGCCAAGGGTGCGGTTGCCAAAGCTAGGGCAGAAGCGGAAGCACAGGTTATGGTCACGGCGGCTACACACGAAGCTGGCTGGGAAAAGATTATGGCTCAAGCGTCAGACAACTCATGGAAAGACGAAGCGTGGACTATTCTCTTTATTGTCATAATTGCTATGTGCTTCATTCCGTTCACCCAGCAATATGTTGAGGATGGCTTTGCCGCCTTGTCTCGTACCCCAGAATGGTTCCAGTGGGCGATGTACGCGAGTATCGGTGCTTCATTTGGAATACGCGGTCTAAAGGGATTTAAAAAGTAATGTCTGGGAAGAAAAGCCGCACAGGGTTGTCAAATGTGCAAAATGTTCGGCTTGGTGGCCTTATCGCCGTTTTAAGCGGCAGAGAGCCGTATGACTTCATTTTAGGTGGGTTGATAAGCGAGGGGTTCGTCAAAGAGGCTGGCGGGGCTTTAAACGTCACAGAAAAGGGTATGCGTGAAAAGGATAGGCTTGTCACCCTCGCGGGGCTTATGGTTGAAAAAGAACATCCCTTATCTGCAAAGCAACAGAACGCTATCTAAATGGCTCACCTGTAATCCAACACACCAATGACCACCTTATGCCCTTGGTTAAGGGTGTAACCCTATGAGGCAAAAATGATGGGAAGGCTATGGCTTGCCCAGCGTCAGGCTTGATTGATTGGTCGCCTGTTATAAAGAATCCCAGTTCACCGCCCTCATAATCATCGTTCAGCAATATTGATATGCTTATTTTTCTAGTTGAGGCATCACCTCTCCCAATATCCATATGCCAATCATATCCGTTGGATGGTGCTTTATATCGTAACAGTTGAGGGCGTTCCATTAACCCGCTTATGTTTAATTCAAATGTCTGATTGGCTGTCAAAGCGGCGGTGCATATTAAAGCATCAACCCAATGATGGTCTTCATGAATAACCCAAACATCCGTATCTCTTGTTTTTAAATCCACAACATTTGAATTTTCGGCGTTTATCCTAGCTGTTTTGTGAACATTTTGTGGGTCTTTGTGAAGTTCTATAATATCTCTGCATTGAGCCTTGTCTAATTCTAATGGGCTAATAACACCTAATTCGCCCTGTCTATGGTTTGGCGGTATAACCATGCTCATCTAATTCTCCTATCGCAGTAATTGTTTTAGTGGAACGCAAGAGCTTTCGCTAGTCCACTTTGTTTCATCCCAAGTTCTGCAACCCAATACAGCATTTAAAACAGCCCATTCAAAAAGTATAACAATAATGAATAGTAAGAATATTGAAGCCGTTACGTTTAACAATGTCCTCATTTGCAAACTCATCCTTAACTCCTATAAAAACGCCCCCAATCAAGGGGGCGGTTTGTTTAGTCATTAAATTCATCAGGGTTTAATTTTTGGTCTGCCAAATGTAACCCATAAAGAACCGCCTGTTGTGTAGTTATGTTAAAGCCTAGCCTGTCAGTTAAGCATTTAGCAATGAATTTAGTCTTGCCATTTACTTTGTTGTTCACATGGTCAGGATTATGGTGTTGCTCAAATTGCAAAATTGGTGCGTGTTTTATTGGTTGACTCTTGCTCATATAGCGATAAACAGCAACGCCATCACGCATTGATTTGGTAATGTCATGCCCACGGTTTCTGCAATCAGTTATGTAGGTGCTAATTGTTGCTTTGGTCTTGCCTAGCTTTTCAGATATTTGTTCAACTGAACGTGCTTGCTTGTTAATCACTGGCAGAATTATTTCTGCATACTTACGGTTTTCCATCTGGAACTCCTTATTATTTTACTAATTGTTGTAATAAAAATGCGTTGTTACTGGAGCCAAAGTCATCAAGAACACTGTGACCCCTACCCGCTAAACATCTCGCAACGGCTTTATGATTTGTCGGGAATATTGAGTAATCAACTTGCTTTGCTAATTCACGACACTCCATTAAATCCCTTTGATATACTTGTGCCTCGTCTTTGGAAGCCCTCAAGTCAACCACAGGGTTATAGCTACAGGCGGTCAAAAAGCTAACCGCAAATGAAAGGAACCAAAGTATCATTAATGATTGCAAGGTTTTCATATCCGCACCCATAGCATCTTATCAATGAACGCTTTGGCCTCATCAATTTTCATCCATTGGTATGGTGTGTGTTCGCCACATATCATAACATCAAGCGGGTTAACCCTGTTTACAAAACGGTGTGTCGCTTTGCGGATGCCTTCTTCATCTTCATGCTCAATCTCTGGCTTATAGATATATCCCTTATGGGAGTACTCAGGTGCGTTGTGCCAATTTATCATAATGCTTCTCCATCAACAAATTCATGGTCAAGGTTAATCGTGGTGTTATTTGTCTGTTACCGCTTTCAAGGTGGCAGATCATAGACCGTGTATTGTATCCAAGTATTTCTGCCATCTTGTGTTGCGATACTCCTAGTTTATTTCGCATGGCTCTAAACTCACGCGGCGTTAGAACGTTCTTCATGGAAAGAAATCCCCTCCTCTATTTTTTGATCAATGGGTGCGATTTGCTCCGCTAGAATATCATCAAGTTTAGCTATTACGTCTGTAAGCAATTCACCATTGAATGCCATCGCTCCTTCGCTTTGGAACTTCATGGTAACTTTGATTGCATCTTGAATACAGCTACGGAGTGTCATTGTTACCATGAGGTCATTGTGACAATCGTCAACAATAGCTTGGTCAATATATTCATTTCTGTTTTCAGTGGTCATTTTAGTCTCCTTCGTGGTTAAGATATGTATAACATCGCATACTTGTTTACCTGTGTCAACAGCTATTTTAGTGCTTTTATGATTCTTCTTGTTTTTTCTTGGTCTGGCAGTTCATCCCATTTTGCTTGCCCTCGAACCTTGGCGGTATCAATGCAATCGTTCTCCCTTTCAATCTGGGTATCATGAATGGTCTTGCCTTTCATATGTTCTATCCGATTTCTTCTTGCGTCATCTCCAGATATATAATCTTCAACATAAAGGGCGGATGGTATAAGCCATGTTTGTCCTTTGGGCTTCATGCAATTTTGTCCAGATTTATAAAATGATTTTCCTGAACTCCATTTACAGTCGTGGTCAACAACAATTCTGCCTCTATCAGTGATTGCTTCAATTACACAATGTTCGGGAAGCCACATCTCGCTATGACTAGCGGTCGCAATAATAACAACTTTGTCACCCACTTGAGGCGGGTTTTTTGTGTAGTAATCTTTTGTCATTTCCATATCATCTCGCTTATGTCTAAAAGCGTGTCCTATACCGAAGCGACCTCTAAATGTGTCATGGCTTGCATTAGGCGTGGTTTTCTTTCCATCTTCTTCAAACATTAAATTTCTCCCCATCCAGCGGATTCAAGCCAAGCGTTATCTTCTTTAGACATACGCAATCTGTTTTCATGCTCCGCCATCTTTTGTTTGTTATTAGCGCACTCATCACAAAAGGCTGTATCAACATGGCCTCGCTTTGTGATTGTGGAGCCGCATCTAGTTTCAACTTCTTTGTAGCTGTATCCACGCTCAACAAAGTAAAATGCAGGGTTATCACACGACATACATAAATCTCCTCTCCCAAATATCTTTGTGTTTCTGTTCCCATCTGTAGCTATCCATAGCGCGGCGCATGATACGCTCGGCTGTATCCGTCCACACAAGGGCGTTCTCTCTTGCCCATATCCAAGCGTACAACTCTTGGGTCAATAGCCTGTTGCGGGGCATCTGGCGGTCTCCTACGATATGCCCAATCTCATGCAGGGCAGATACATAGTATCCAGTGTTCTTGGTTGGGCGGATTTGTATTTCACGCGGATGCCGCCTTGCCCAATAGCGAGGCTCAAAATCCTCAAGGCTCTGGTAATGAACCTTAATCTTATGCTTGGCACATAATTCCATAACGTGCAGAGCCATCTCTATCCGTTTAACGCTCATAATGCACACCCTCTACCATATGGTCTAAGACTTCAATCAACTGGTCTGCATAAACATAATCATATGAATCACACACCTTAACCTCACCCTTGCGTATCTTTACTGTCTCAATGGTGTAGGTATCATTGAACATCAGGTTAATCACAACCAACCCCTTGTGCTTGTATCCGCTTGTCTTAAATTGCAAGCCACCGTGTCTTTTGTCTGTCTCGTTAAGGGCAACAAAGTTCCGCGCCGCATAACTCATAAGAGCCATTGGGGATTGCGCTACAATCTGTTGTTTAATTGTGTTTGCTATTTCCATTGTTCTGGTCATCGTGGTCTCCGTGGTTTAGTTATCTAAAATATTATCAATCGCTTGTTTTGCACCTTTTTTAGTAAGGCTGGTAAACTCTTTGCCATATGGTGTTTCAGTAATCCAGCAACCTGTATTGCGGGAAGTTTTTATAATATAGCCCCTGTAATTCCAAGCCCTATACCCAGTCCAATAAGGCTGTAATCCAGTTTGTATTTTTTTTGCTGTATGTCTCATTTTAGTCTCCGTGGTTAAGAAAGTTTAGATGTTAGAATTTTTACTAAATCGCGCTTTGTTTCCGCTTTGGCAATTTTTTTGTTTACCTTACGGCCGTTAATAATTGCAAACTCAGATGTATCAACAGCAAACCAACTAATCCCTAACTGGCGAACCGCAATATTTTCATAACCAACAACAACCCAATCAGCAGTGGTTGTGCCAAATCCGTTACCGTTCCAAGTGGCCTCTTGCGTTTTAGTAAGTTTTAACATTTTTTTCTCCGTGGTTTTGTTTACCTTACCTGATTATAATGGCATAGGTGTTTACCATAGTCAACACATAAAACAAGAAAAAATGCAAAAAATGTCGTTTTTTTAAGAAAGACCCCTCAGATGAGGGGTAAGTTTAGGGAGGTTATTATTCTACCCTATCATCTTCTTTTAATTGAGCAAGGGCAGATTCAAATTCATCTACATCATACACCACTTTATTGTCACCCATCTTTATCCCCTTGGGCATTTTCCCTTCACCAACCATTTTCATAAAAAGACGCTCTCCAATATTCATGTGGTCAGCAAGAACCCGCCGTGTAACGAATTGAATGTTATATTCTTTTGCTTGCGCTAAGGTAGCTATAAACATCTTATTCTCCTATATTTTGACTGCTCTGTGATTAGCGGAAAAGCTGCGCCATGCTTCAATCTTTGCTTCTGCCGCTATTCGTAAAAACCTATTTTGTTCATCCTGTGCTATTGCAATCTTCATGGCCTCAAGATGTTTTAGGTATCTGTCATCTGCATATGCCTCACGCTCTTGTGCGCCAACTGGCAGATGGTTGTACTCTCTCATAATCAAAGCCTTTAGTGATTTACGGAACTCATCCATGTAAATCCTGTTAGCTCTGGATTGGGCGGCATTGGTTGCGCTATCACGCAGATAGTCAATCGCCTTTTCCACATCATCATCTGTAATCATTTATTCCTCGTCATCATTGTGAGGGCTTCGTTCCCAATACTGTTGAGCAATGATTTTGCCAAAGTCACCGTTGCCAGTGATTTCCTCAAAGTATTTGATTTCGTTACCCCGCTTGTGAAGCATTATATGATGCCGCTGGCAGAGGGGGATAAGGTTGCGGTCTGTTGCCTTCAGCCCCATGCCCCTAACGCCATCCCAAGGTTTAAGCAAATGATGGGCTTGTATTACGCCCAAGCAATCGCCGTTGACCTTCAAGCAACAATCAAATTCATGCACCCATGATAGGTGGCCTTTGTTTTCATATCGTTTCTTTTTAGAACGGTATGTCTTCTTCTTGATTGCCATGTTGCGGCTCACCTTCTTTATCTTTGTATTTCTCAACGCTGTCTTTTGACGGTGCAAATCCAAGCCTTGTATAATCATTTCCATTCTTATCGGTTTTCTTGCGACCCCAACACATCTGCTTTTCGCCGTTAATTTCTAGCTCACCAGAAATATCCCAATCTTTGTTCTCTGTTTTATCTTCATTGATGTATAGAACGCCTACCTGTTTATACACTTGAAATATAGTCATGCCTTTCTTTGGTGTTACTGTTTTGGCAATGACAAGCTCATGGTCTAAGCCTTCAATATCAACCTTTCCCTGCCTTACTATTTCAGAATTGTTAGCGGGGAAAAGGTTGCCAGAATTTTCATATTTATTATCCATTATATCAACTCCTGTTGTCTTGGATCATGTGTCAGTGGTTTCCAAGTTATATCGACTAATTGGTACTGACCACCGAACTTGGATTGATGCATCTGGCCTGATGGCTTCAATGCCTTTAGTTCATCAATAGACATTTCCATAATATCTTCATTATGAAACAACCTTAACCCGCCACGTTGAATAGCGGATTTAATTTCATAGTCGCGTATGGAGACAAATTTGCCTTGCCATAATTTTTTAACTTGCTTTGTTTTCATCAGTCATCCCCAGCGCATCAATTCGTGTTATCCAGTTTTGCTTTGCTTTATCAGTCATGTCTTGTGAATCAACAACATCACCCCGCACACGATTTGCTTCTTTAATGTTAGCGT